ATTTCCAGCCCCGTGGTTGCCATGATTTGACCCGCCCCTCCCCATAGTCACCATTTGCGCCACTGACCGGCCACCCTTGAAGCGTTTGCTTTCGCAATGCACGCGGGATCATCACACACTGCGTATATGACAGTGCGGTCCTCCCCTTGGTACTCAGACTCACGGATGCGGTAGAGTGCTGGCCGTGCTACACGTTGCTTGCAGTAGTTGCATAGCACGCCCCCTGCGTACTTGGCCTGGCCTTTGAAATACCTGCGAACATCTGACTTGGTTGTCATTGCCTCCTCCTGAGTACAGGATAGTCTCAATCACCGCCTTTCCCCCACCCCCGTGTCCTCGCCGTCTTCGTGTTGTGACATTGTGCGCACATTGCTTGGTGGTTGCTTGGGTCCCAAAACCGCTCCCAATCGCCCAGGTGGTCCTTAATGTGGTCCACCACGGTGGCTTCGTTGTGGCACTCCTCAAAGTTCACGCACAGTGGGTGTTCTGATAGGAACATTCTGCGATAGCGTCGCCAGCGCTTATTGTTGTAGAGCTTGAAGTATTCCGGGTGTGCCCGGGCGAAGTCATTGGCATGGGCGGCCTTGTGTTTGTCACAGTAGCTTTCCCCGGACGCCACGAGGTTGGGACATCCGGGGTGCTTGCATGGGTGGCGTGGCTTATGAGGCATCTGCCACCTTCTTGAACAGCCGGTTGATGCGCTTCATGTTCGCCTCAAGGTCAAGGTCATCACCCTTGCCCTGTGCGGTGAGCGTGGCCTTGATTTGCTTCAGGGCATTGGGTATCTCGTGCAACGGATCCTTGAACTCCTGCGGCATCACACCGGCGCCAACGTAGAGGAAGTAGATATTCTGCTTGGCAAGGTGTTCTTCTGATACCCGGCATATCTGCTTGTAATTGAATCCCTTCACACCCTTGTTACCCCGCCTGATAACGTCCTCCAGTGGCACGTAGGGGAGCATCCGCAGCAGACCCTTGTCCGAGGTGTTCACGATGTCCTTCTCAGTGATGCGCCACGCAATCACCGCCTGGTGCATGTAGAAAATCTGCATGGGTGTAGACAGCAGGCCGTCAAACTCGGTCTCCACCACGGGGTCAACACAACCGGGTTCCTGCGTCTCCACCAGGTTCGCCACGGACACCGGATGGTGCGTCACCCACTGGCCGTCCTCCCATCTCTGCGAACTGAAACGGTGTTTCTCGCCGGGGAAACTGAAGTCTGCCCCCACAAGGGCCAACTGGCGGTATCCAAGGATTTTCGCAAGCGATATCTGGGCGGCCAGGGCACATGCCAACATCGGGATCTGCGCAGTGACGCCAAGCGGCGCCTCATTGCAGTGATACCGGCCATCACGGAACTCGCCCAGCGGGGAGTAGCCCATAGCCTGCTCATGGCCATAGAACCCAATCTGCGGTTGCAGTTTGCGGAATACCGCCATGCGGCCTTTCCAGCCGCGCACCAGGTCCGGGGTCACCCCGGGGTGCAGGTGGAGGATGCTGTTGCGGCCTTCCCATGTATCGGCCTTGAGTTCGTTGATGTGGCAGTCCGGGTCCAGGGCAATGATATGCTCCGGCACCCGCCCATGGGCAAGCAGTGTGCTGGCGTGGGAGGTCGAGCAAATGATGTCTCCCTCCCAGTCCTTCATCAGCGGTAACGCCGCGTCAAGGGTGGGGCCACTGCCGAGAATGAGGGCATTCTTGTCCTTCTGCTTGGGCACCTGCGCCAGGTCCACCGCCCGCCCGGACTCAAGTGCGTCCATGATTTCCCGGTGGTTGTAGAAGCTGAACTCCACCTCATTGCGGTAGTGCCGCTCCCCGGTTTTGCTGTTGAACTGGCCCGCCTGAGCGCGGACGATTTCGTCAGTCCGTACTTTCGGTGCGCTCATCTATGTCTCCCACCGGTGCTTTCTTGGGTACTGAAATCTCTCGCCAGCGCACCACGTCATAGGCATGGCCGCCCTGACCCTTGCGGACCTTCCAGAACCGGCCCACTGAATACAGCACGCCTTTCACCCGCCGGCCATCGCGGAGTTCAACGTCCACGGTGGTGTCCTCGTTCGGGACCGCTTTTTCCACATTCTTCCAATCACTCATTGTTCCCCTCCCGGGCATAGTCGTAATAGACCGCTGGACCGCGGCCTTTGAGGATGAAGTGCTCCATCAGCACCTCTCCAAGTTCAAACTCTTCAAGCGTGTCCACATCGGCGTCCTGCCACCCATCAAGCATCACAGCGGGAGACAAGGGCAGGACACGGGCCGCCGCTTTGGCTTTCGTGTCCACATCAATCGCCGCATCACTGTCATCAGCGGCACAAGACACCTGATACCAATCCGGGCGCACAACACCGGTGCCGCCAACTGCCCGGTAGTATTGGTAGCTCTTGTCAAACAGGGTGCATTGCAGCTCGTTCCCCACTTCCTCGTACAGCACCGTTTCGCGTTGCGGAATGGCCTGGAGAACGCCCCCGTCTGGAAGTCCAAGCCCGATAAACTTGGCAATCATGCGGTCAATGTCATCAGGTTTCTTCAGGGGCACCGTGGGGAGCATAGACACCCACACGTCGAAGTCGCCGGTCGCTTCCATGATGCGATTGAGCATGTGCAACGTGGGACGTTGGCCACTCGCCGTGTCTGCGTCCGGCCAATCCGGCCGCCTGATGACATTGGCACCGTACTGCTCGCCAACTGCCTGTATCTCGTCGTCGTCAGTGGACAACCACACCTCATCCACAAGTCTGCTGCACTTGGCCTGAATGATGCTCCACGCCACAAGCGGAATGCCGCAGAATGGGCGGACGTTCTTGCGGGGCAACCGTCTGCTTCCACCCCGGGCGATAATCCCAGCAACTACTCTCATGTTGTCTCCTCCTGGAGGCGCGGGGAGTCGAACCCCGGTCCCGTCTGTTCGCTGATGCGGTTTTCAGTCGGTCGATTCCACAACCACCCCCGTGTCATATCGCCACCGCATCCCTGGCCGTTTCCACGAACCGGTGATACCTCTGCGGATCCCCGTTCAGACTCAGGGGTCCGGGAAAGTTCAGGTGCCAATGCTTGCCCGCAAACGTCCGCGCCATCTTCGTCAGTGCCGCGTGTATCTCGTCGTCTGTTTGGGCATATACGGTGTCAACGAGTGACGGGCGCACCGCGAGCAGGTAGTCAGTCCCAAGTTCGTCAATCACGTAGTCCCAATTGCACCGTTCTGAGATGATGACCTCACGCAGGTTGGGTAGTGTCTTGACGATTCCCAACTTCCCATCCTGTGACTCGCAGCACCCGTATGACCCATTCCCAAATAGCGCATAGATTGGCCTGAGAACGGGGAAAAGGTATTCCTCAAGCATCTCGGGCGATACGCAACTGAACTCCTCGCCATCACCGTGGACCCACATATCGCAGAGCCGGGGTGTCTCCACCCGAGTGCCGTGCCATGCGTAGAAGTCGGGGATAAAGCAGTTGTTGTCAGTCAGGCGCCGGCGGCGCTCAAGCCCCTGGTTGTGCCGGACAAATCCATCCGCGGTAATCTGAAAGAATCGCTTGATGAGGTCGGGATACAGGGCGAACCATTCCAGCATCCGCCGTTGGCCCATGAGTTGAAATGCCCACGCGCCAAACTTGGCAATGCACAGGTGCCGGTGCCGCCACTCCACCCGGACATCAAGTATGCCGTCAAGCAGTTCCCTGGTCCGGTCATATTGCTCAAGGGTCGTGGTGCCGTCCAGGTGCGGGGCCGGAACCTGCATCCGCTCAATGTCTTCCGGCGTCTCAAACTCGCCGTGAAACACGGTGTTGTCGCCAACCCATGAATCGTGCATCTGGATGCCCCAGAAGGTGGCAGAACTCTCGTGATAGGTCGCACCCAGCATCACCCACGGTTCAATCACCATGTCACTGCCGAGGCTTGCATACCACAGTTGCTTGCGGAGTTGCGTTTCAACCGCCCCATACACGGGGTCTCTTGCCATGGGGTAGGGGGCGAGTATTTCCTTGAAGCAAAAGCCGTCTACGGACAGCAACACCGGGATAGGACCGTCCCAGTCAAAAGCGTTGTACTTACGCCACATCTCGCGCTTGCGGAGGTTGTCGTCACTGTGTGCTATGTCTGCAACCTGTTTGGCAAGCTCGCGGATCTGCGCGGTCTTGTTCACTCAATCACCCTCCTCATCCCAATACCCTCACTCCTTCACCGCGCCCCCGAGCGCGGACGTGAAATACCTGCTTGCCGAAAAGAACACCACCAGCATGGGCGCAAGCAGGACTATGCCGACTGCCAGGCTCCGGCCAACCGGGTTGACTGATATCTCCGACGCCCCCAGCGTCATCACCGCCCGCATCAGGCCCACAAGCAACGTCTGCGCCGCCTTCCGCTGTAACTGGAGCATCTGCCACAGGTAGTCGCCCATTGCACCAATCGCGGTGAACAGGGACAGGGCCGTCACAATGGGCCGCGATATCGGGGCAACCACCCGCCACAGGATCTGCCACTCGCTTGCACCGTCTATCCGGGCTGACTCAAGCAACGAAGGCGGGACGCCCTGGAAGTACGTGCGGGCAAGGTAGAGGCCGGAGGGGTAGAGTGCCGCCGGCAACACCACCGCGGGCAATGTGCCGGACAACCCCAGTTTCCTCATCACCACAAACAGGGGAATGATGCTGGAAATCCGCGGTATCATCAGGCCGGACAAAAGTGCCAGCCACAGGATTTTTTTGCAGGGGAACCGGTAAAACGCGAATGCGTAGGCTGCCATGACCACCGTGGAAACGGCCAGTGCCGTGCCAAGCCCCATTATCAACACCGTGTTTAACGCCCACCGTCCGACCGACAAGGACGCAATCCACTCGTAATTGCAGAGGGTAGGGTGGTGCGGTATCAACTGCGGGGGCATGGCGAACACCCCATGGATGTCCTGAAGACTACCAATGGCCATGAAGTACAGCGGGGCAAGTGCGAGACACGCAAGCAGGACAAGCAGAATCTTAGCTCTCACGGCTTAACCTCTGCTTGGCCCACGTCATCCCGGCTGTCAGTACCAGCAGGATGATAGCCTGTGCACTTGCCACGCCGTACCGTGACATCTGGAACGCTTGTCGGTAGATATGAAACGCCATCGTCGCCGCGTGTTCCTGCGGGGCCATGGCGTAGATGGTTTCAAACACCTGCGGCGCCGCAATGGCCGCAAGCAACGCCATCATGCCAATGGTCGGGGCAATGATTGGCACCACCACACGGACCTTGATTTGCCACTGACTCGCACCGTCTATCTTTGCCGCGTCAAAAAGTGCCTTGTCGATAGACAGCATGGCCGCAAGAAATATGATGACCTGGGCGCCCATGACTGAGGACGCCACCACGAGTGACACCATCGGTATCGCTGTCCACCAATGGGAAACGAACGCCACCGGCTCAAGGCCAATCAATCCCAAAAGCCAGTTGATTGGCCCCGCCCGGTGGAACACCCACCGCCACACCTGGGCGATGATGATACCCGCAGACAGCATGGGGATGTAGAACACAAACCGTGCGAAATCGTGCCACCGCTTCGCCAACGGAAACACCAGTAGCGCAACCGATAGTGCGGCAATCACGCTCGTGGCCACCATCAGCACCACGTAAAGCCCACTGTTGGCAATGGACCGCAGGAACGCCTCGTCACTCAGGGCTATCGCATAGTTGGCAAATCCCACAAACTCGGTGACAATGAAGTTGGTCCGGGTCAGTGACAACCGGACAACCTCCACCATCGGCCACGCAGTGAACAGTGCGAAGAAAACGGTTGCCGGAATCAACAGTAGAAATTTCATACGGCAAGAACGCCCGCCGTCGTGTACCGGCGGGCATGGGGGTCAGGAGTGTTGGCTTGTACACGCAAGCCCTTCATCACTGCACCGCGTCCAGGTCTGCGGCGTACTCTGCAATGGCCTCTTCCGGGGTCATCTCAAACCGGAGAACCTTCTGGAGAATCGGGAATCCCAGCGACCGCCGCGGGGTGAAATACTGCGTGGTCAGGCCAACGTCAAAGATGCCGAAGTCGGCCACAATCTGCGCGGTCTCGGCCACCCTCAGATTGTCCGGCAGGAACTCAGCGTCAGCACGGTTCGGAATCACAAGGGTGTTTGACATACTCGTCTGCACCCAACCATCGTTGAGGTACTCGGCGAAGCGGGCCGCCGCGGCATCCACCGCGGTCCCGGTGTTCTGCACCACGATGGCCGCGTTGCTCACGTAGGTCGGGGTGCCGGATCCATCCACGGACGGGAAGGGCACGAAGGCATAGTCAAACTCGTCGTATCCCTGCTCGGCAACAACACCGAAGTATGGCGCTATCCAGCCGGGGAAAAACGCCGTCGCCGCGAGTTCGCCGCGTGCCCAGAACAGCACATAGTCATCGTCAACCAGCGTGTCCGCTCCCGGGGGTGCATAGCCGTTTTCAACCAGTGTCTGCATGAACGCGAACGTCTCGGCGCCGCCGGTCTCGGCAATCGTGGAGTGGGTGTAGTCGCCATCCTGGTACACGTCAACGCCGAAGGCGGAGAACCAATTCATCCACAGGTAGTCGCCCGACTGGTTGCCGGCAAAGAGGCCCGTGCCCCACTTCTCGCCGCCGTAGTGCTGCTTGACCATCTCGCACATTTCAATGAAGTCCGCGATGGTCCAGTTCCAGTCCACCTCGTATCCAATCTCGCGCATGATTTCCAGGTTGATGGCCATGCCCTGCGCCCCGCCGGGCTGCGGGAGTCCAAGCACGTCACCACCGCGGGTGTACGGCCCAAGCACTCCGGGCAGGTACTGGTCAAGGTCACGCACCACACCATTCAGGGGCAGGGCGTACTCTGGCACCAGGTACTTGCTCACGCGTCCGATGTAATCGCTGTACACGTTCGGCGCCATGCCCGCCGCAAGCAGGGCATCCATGGTCATGGTGGACCCGTCAGACAGGTCAAGTCCAAGCTGCACAACTTCGATATCCGGGTAGTCTGCTTCAAAAAGTTCAAGCGCGTGGAGAAAGTGAATGTCGTCTTCTGCCATCGTTGACAGAATGGTGATTTCACCGGCCTCGGGTTCGGCCTCGGCGAACGCCGCGCCTGCTACAAGCACGGCAACCAACAGGATAAGAACTCGTCTCATGTTCCCCTCCCAGGGTTTTGATGGGTGAAACATACCCGATAGTTGTGGCCAAATTAAGGCAAAACTGGCCTCAGTTTCCGCCGCAGATTATCCGCCGCACCGTCCTGGGCGACACGTCGTTTTCGTGCGCCACGGTCTCATACGCAACGCCCACGGAAGCGGCAGAATGAATCACCCGGTTGAAGTCCGCCACGATTTTCTGTGTCTTCACGCGCGGGGCGTGCGGGATGTATACACGGCACCCGCCAAACCGCCGGCGGATCCGTTCCATTGCATCTTCACCAATCAACTCGCAAAGTTCATCAGCCGTGGTCTCGTTCATGCCCCCTCCCGTACAGATTCCTCCCCGCGCCACCCCGGCAACGGTTGGTCCTCAATCTCTGACGTGTACCACCTCGTCTGACACCTGGTGCATATCCGCTCCCGCCAAACGATGCTTCCCTTCGGCCAAACGTTTTTGACTCGGTTCGTTTTGTGCCCGCACTTAGGACACCTCATGTTCCCCTCCCGTGCGGCACCCTACCGTCGCCGCGCTCACGATGCCCCGCAGTTTGTCCAACGCCGCGTCCATCTCCTCGTCGGTCCACCCGGCATCGTCGGTCAGCATCCTGCGTTCGGCGGCAATCTGCTGGTTGTGGCTACCTGCGCGGAGTTCCGGGTAGGCGTCAAACACCTCGCCCAGGTTCCGGTTGAGTGCCTTGATGTCGGGTGGCGTCTTGTACTGCGCGGTCTCGTTCACCACGCAATAGCGGTAGACAAGCTCCAACTCCCGCGGGGTCCGGTTCTCGGCCCACCGCTTGACCTCGCCCATCTGCACGGCGGTGTACGTCCCGCCGAAGTAGCCTTCAAGTTTTGCGCCAAACTCTGCTACAGTCATGCGCCCTCCAGAAGGTCCGGCTGTACCACCGGCACAGGTTCATCCTCAAACAACCGGGGTTGCTTGTAGGCGTCCTCTATCCGCTTGCAAGCGATGTCGAAGTATTTGGGTTCTATCTCAATGCCGATGAACTTGCGGCCAAGGTTGGCACAGGCTACACCAGTTGTGCCGCTACCCATGAATGGGTCAAGGATGGTGTGACCAGTACATGAACACTTTTGAACGCACCACCGCATCCATTCGATTGGTTTTGGACAAGGGTGCCCATTGTCCTCAACGGTAGCGAAAGAACTGAAACCAGATGGACCGCGCCTTGTGTGGGGCAGTCCTTTCCCGTAGTACAGAATTGGGTGCGTGACAGCAAATCCCCAACGCCCGCACCCCGCACCGCTTGGACAATAGACGCTTCCCATTTCGTATGGCTTTGGGTAGTCCCACATTAGGCGCGTACCTGGAAACACAACGCCACGCTCAGCGAGTGCCAAAGCGTCCCGCACAGCGTGGGGGCCTATATCTGAGTCTCCACTGATATATCCATCACCTTTTCGCGCTGTGTGTTTAGTGTTCTTCCCTTGGAAGTTCACCCCATACGGCGGGTCAGTCACCACCGCGTCTACCTTGCCAAGCGTCGGCAGGATTTCCAGGCAGTCACCGAGGTAGAGCTTGGCGTCGCCAATCTGTTCTGTTCTCATCACGCCCCCCATGCCCGCGCCCGCTGGTACTCGTCGCTCAGGCCCGTCACAAGCTCGCCGAATCTCCGGGCTATCACCACAGGCTCCCACGCCGCGCCTTTCCAGTAGTCGTTTTTGCCCGCCGCCTTCTTCCGGGCGAACACCTGGAGAATCGCGCCGGCAAACTCCACCGGATCGGGGATGGCAGAGTCGGGCGCAAGGGCCTTGGTCTTGTCGGTGATTTCCTTCAGGGCCGCGTGCTGCTTGTGGGTGTCAGGCCATGCAAGGGCCGGCAGGTGTGCCTCAATGCCGTCGCGGTAGGCTACCAGTACAGGGTCAATCCGCGCGGGTGAGTCAGTGTCAATGTCAGAGTCAGAGTCAACGTCTAAGTCAGAGTCTAAGTCAATGTCGGGCATGACTGATGATGAGTCATATATGAGACATCGTAAGTCATCGGGAACACACCTCATTGATGCCTCAATTCCGGCCTTGACCTTACTGTTGTTGACGTTCTGCTGGGCGATGTAGTTCTTCACCACCACCCACCCGTCGCGGTAGACAACCAGGCCAAGCTCCTCAAGGTGTGTAAGCATGGCCGGTAGTGTCCGGGCGTCTATCCCGGTATAGAGCGCTATCTCGTCCAGGTCGTACTCATACGCCCCGCACAGCGTGAGTTCATCGTTGCTGATGAGGTGCAGATAGAGTAACTTTTCAACGGGATCACAGCGCTTGAACTTTCTTGAGCGCTTCCAAATGGAAGTCGCTATCATTCGTTGTCTTGCCAATTTCGCCCCCTCCCTGGCGGCATTGTTAGTCGGTTAGGCCCGTGTCCTCCGTAATGGCGCGGGCGAGGTTGCTAACCTGGATGTCTCCACGTAGCACCTCTTTTGCCAACTCCCGTACTGCCCATTGGAGAGTGCGAAAGTCTCCCGCAGAGCCAACCCATGTGTCACCCCAATGCAACGCCTCCACCACTTCCTCCGGGGTTGGGGTAGTTTTTGGGGTAGTTTTTGGTCGCCCCTGGAAATGTACCAGTTCCGGCTCATGGATGCTCTCGGCATCACATAAGTCGCCCAACAAATCGTCGGGGTAACACAGTTCTTCCATGGACAATTCGGTGGTGGGGTCAGTTTCACGCTCGTGCGCAATACCGGTGTTACAGCCAGAGTCGCGGCCAGAGTCGCACGTACGTGAAATATCCTTGCCGCTGTCGTCGGTAGCGGAAAGAATAGTTTCCAATTGGTCACTATTGTGGTCGCATTCTGCGATATCCTCGTCCTCAAGGATGGCGTCGATGAGGTTGGCTATGTCTCGCTTTTCCGGTGCCCGCAAAATAGTGCGCCACCTATCTGCTAAGCCCTCAAGTTTCTCTCTGTTCATCTCTCCTCCTCCTGCTTGCCTAACTTCCCGCCCAAGCGGGAAAAACGTTAGACAAGGCCCGTTTCCACCACGGATAGGGTCTGGTTTTGGCCGGTTCTACCGCTTCGGCGGGAACAAACCATTGCACCAACTCGTCATTTTTGATCATTCCGCGCAACGAACCTTCGGCCACACGCACAAAGTGAGCGCGGGCGGCACACATCGCGGGGCCACCAAGTTCCCTGTCATCGCCCTCATCAGCGGCCACCACACACGGAGACACGGGCCGGTACATATAGCAGCCCACCTTGCTTTGGTTGACCTCGCCACACTCGTAACGTGGTCGCTCGCCGGTCTCCAGGAACCGCGCTCTATGCTCGCATCGGTAGCAGAGACTCATGGGTTCTCCTTGAGGAAGGCGTCAACCTCATCCATTGCATCCCTGAGTTCGCAGTTAGTACCAGGTAATTTGTATGCTCCCTGCACATTGTCCAACAACTCCTTCGCTTGCTTCAGTTCGGTGCGGAGGGCATTCACGTACCGGTTGTTGGCGGTGGCTTGAAGTTTCGCGGAACTCGGCCAAAACTCACGTACCGTCTCGGCATATTGTGTTGCATCTTTGGTTATTCTCTGGTTTTCGGCCCACAACTCTGCGTTCTCGGCTTCCAGGGCGTCCATGTAGGGATCGGCATCCTTGGCAAGATAGACCTTGGCGGGTATGTTTCGGCCAGAAAAGTCACACCATATCTCCACCGGCACGTCGAACAGACGACCGGGGTTTACGGTTCCCGGCACCGGTCGTGTTGGTCTACTCATCTACTCATCCTCCTCGTAGCAGAGGGCATGGAGGTGTTTCTGCATAGCCAACCCTGAAACGTGTGCAAGCTCAAAACTGTCGCCAAAACAATATGCGGATAGCACCTCATCTATCGTGACAAGGGGGCGGATGTTGGTTTGGTTGGTTCCCTCCATATCGTTCTGATAAGCAACCAAGTCTTCGCCCGTCCCATAGCGCGTCCCATAGCGTTCGCTGTAGTCATACATCACCGGTCTATCCGGCTTGATGCGGGGCTTGGTGAGTTCGGCCAAGACCCCCTTTGCGAAAATGTTTGCGTACCTCTCATCTCCGGGACTCTCGTGGATCTGCCGCCGATACTGTTCCTTCACCGCCTTCCTGATTTCTTCTTCCGTGTACTTCATCTATCCCTCCTCAACTCGCAATCAGTACGTATTCGCCGGTCGCCCGGATAAGCGAGGCAAGCGCACCACTCAGAGTCTCCCGCTCCTCTCCGGTATAGGTTCCAGCCGTCGCTACGTACCCACCGTTTAACCCGGCCTCTATGCCCACCTCGTCAAACTCGCGAACGATCTCCGCGACCATCTCACCAATCGTGAGAGATGGAACCGATACCCGGCCACGCGGTCGCACCGGTCTCTTAGCGCGGTCCATGCCATGACGCCTGAGCAACTCGGCTATCTGCTCAACCCGGACGCCGTACTCTTCGGCGATTGCCTCAACGCTTGACCCGGTAGACCACATAGCCATCACGTCCAAGATGTTGATCATCCCACCACCCCCGCGTAAACCGGCATGAAGGCGGCAACGAATGCATCCTTTCCATCCCTGCGCTCGGTGTCGTACAGGTCAAATAACTGCTGTGCGTTCAGAGACCGCAACACCTGGTAAGCCTTCCGCTTGGAGATCTGCCGAGACCTCGCAGCAACGTCGCTTAGACAATCGCAATAGAACGGCATCTCTTCCGGGTGTCGAATGAAAACCTGTGGACCCGAAACTCCCAGACTCATCTATCCCTCCAGCACTCAAACGCAATAGCAAACGCCATGAACGCCACAAACGCTAATAGAAACATGGCCCCTCCTCAAAACGGCACATCGTCCTGGAACTCGCCCGGGTCCTGGGTCTCACTCGTGGACTTGTTGCCCATCAACCGCAGACCGTCCACATGCAGCACAACCTTGCTGCGCTTCTGGCCGTCCTTCTCCCACCGCTCTTGGCGCATCTCACCGGACACTGCCACCTGTTGCCCCTTGGTCAGATAGCCATGCACCGACTCGCCGCGCTTGCCAAACATCACCGCGTCAAAGTAGTTGACCTCATCGGTCCACTCGTCGCCACGCTTGCGGCTGTAGTTGTTTGCCACCGAGAACGTGACCACCGCAGTGCCGGTGTTCGTGTACTTCAACTCAGCGTCCCGTACCACCCGGCCCGTTACCGTGGCGGTGTTGATGTCATCTGCCATCGTGTCCTCCTGCCCTGTGGGCTATACGTGGGGTAGGGATTCGGTCCCCGGCATCGCGCCCATATCCCCACGCACCCGGTCTTTCCCGGCGTCACCGCATTGCGTTTATGCCCGTTTCACCGCGCAAGCGGATTCACGGGTCTACGTGGTGGTGGGATTCGAACCCACGGGGTCATGCGCTTCTTCGCATGCAAGGCGGTGGTCACAATGCCCCGCGCCCCTCGTCGCTCTTCCGAGCAGGACGGACTATGTCGCCGCCTTTCGACAGCACCACGCACCCCCGTCTTTCCGGGGTGTCTGGCCACTGCCCGCATGACACGGGACGCCGGACGCAACGCTCCGACTCAGTGGCACACCGTGCGTTAGGGCCGCACGGAACCCATGACGTCATCGCGGAATGCCGAAGGAGGTGAACAACACCCCGCGCCGATTGGCTCAACTTCTTCCGCGCCCTTGGCAATCATCTCTTTGCCGATGTCCTCGGGCACGTCGTCCCAGATGAAAATCTTCACGTACAGGCGGTCGCTGATTGCAGGGTTGCGCTCGCCCACCAGGTACTCGCTGTACCCGCGTATCTTTGTCGTGGATTCAAGCCTCATGCGCCCTCCAGAAGGTCCGGCTGTACCACCGGCACAGGCTCGTCATCAAACAGGCGGGGTTGCTTGTAGGCGTCCTCAATCCGCTTGCAAGCGATGTCGAAGTATTTGGGTTCAATCTCAATGCCGATGAACTTGCGGCCAAGGTTGGCACAGGCTACACCGGTTGTACCGGATCCCATGAAGGGGTCGAGGACAGTGCCGGTTGTTTTCTCTATGCACCATTGCATAAGTCTGATTGGTTTCTGCGTTGGGTGCGCCCGCTTAGTATCACGCTCCCCCTCTCTGTTGAACCCGTCCCACTCTTGCTTGTATAGATACACCCCGCGACCATGATTCCACCAAGCCACCTCCGCGTCAGAGAGGAACTTCCCGCGCTTCGATTCTGGCCGCTTATCCCATATAAGCCACGAACCAACCGGCAACTTGGTTGCGTAGTGATTGCCCCCGAACATCACCACATCGTCAAACCCCAGAAATGGCTCGGGGTCGAAATCTATAGCATCACCCGTTACCCTGCGACTGCGACTGCTCTCCGACACGCCGCCAGAAAAGCGCGTGTAGTCGGTATCCCAATCAATCCCATACGGCGGGTCAGTCACCACCGCGTCTACCTTGCCAAGCGTCGGCAGGATTTCCAGACAGTCGCCAAGGTAGAGCGTCGCGTCGTGGATGGTCTCAACTCGCACGCTTCACCACCGCCACAACCAACGCCACGCAAAGCGCCAACACCACCGCCGGCCACACAAACGCAATCACCCCGTTTGCTGCCATCTCCCGCAGGCGGCCGTCTTCAGGGTCGTGCGTCTGCTCGCCCAGGATGGTCGCGAGTATGAACATGCCGCACGCGCCAATGCCGTATGCTATCAATGCTGCCATGCTGTCTCCTTGTCACGGTTGGGCCGGCTGTTCTGAGACTCCCCCCGGATCTCAGCCGCGAGTCGCTCGCGTTCTACCGGCCTCGCCGCGCCAATTAGCACGGCGTCATTGCAGGCAAGTGAGCACACCAACACCAGGTTTATCGGGTGGTCAATCACGTCCTTGCCGTACTGCGCCACAAACGATTTTGTCTTTGGGATACGGTGGGCTAACTGCGGCGGCGGGAAGTCCAGAAAGCTCAACGGCTTCCCGCACACGCCACACTTGCCACCTTGAATCTGCATCTTGTGCTGCACAATCTGTCGGTAGTTCTTCAAGCGGGCACCTCCACGGGGTTGCTCTTCAGGTATTCAATGAGTGCGGCAAGCAACTCCACGCGGTTGTCGTTCTCGTCCAAGTCGCCGTCAATCTCGTAGTCCTCAGCCGCCACCACCCCGGCGAGATAGCCGCGGATGTACTCGGGCGACTCGTTGTAGAAAACGCCTTTCGCGTCCTCTTCCTTGCCATGCGGGCGGGCGTCAACATGCACCCTCTCGTTGCCCGCATCTGTGATCTCGTAAACCATGGTCATGCTACGTCTTCTCCTATCTTGCTCGCCTGATCGATTGCCAACTCAACGAACTCCCGGACCCGTTCCTCAATCGCCTTGTGAATCGCGGCATCCGGGAACACGCGAACCTGGAACAAAGGAAGCCCGAAGTAGAACGAGATGAAGTCGCACCACTCGCGGCCCGTGCACATCAGTTGCGCGTGCATCTGGTAGACGTACTTGCTGTCAATGTCTCCGGTGCGGAGCATGCGGATGTGGGTACTCTTCTTGGGACACTTCGCCTCAACCATGCCGACCGGCCCAACGAGGCGATCAGGCGACGCCCCGAAGCGCGGTATGGTCGGGTGGTCAACGAAGCCCACCTTGTCTACCATCACGTTGTTCTGGATGGAGTACAGTTCGCAGGCGTCCGCTTCCTGCATCTGCCCGTCCTTCATCGCGTCGGTAACAAAGTGGTCCGCGGGTTGCTCGGTCAGGATCTCCCCAATGATGTCATCCAGGTAGTTCCAGTAGTCCGCCTTCGGTTTACCGGGCTTTACCTTCCCACTCTTCAACGTCGTGGTCTCCGTGAAGGCCATCACCTTCCAGACCTCCGACGCCGTGACCTTGCCCACGCGGGCCTCGAACCATTCAGCCGTTCCCTGTTCCACCGTCTGTATCCCCCCCCTCAAGTTCCGCTCTCCGCTTGTCCTTCGCGTCAACCAACTGGTTGCGCAATGCGGAGTTGTTCTTTAGATGCAGATATGCGGGCTTGTACGCCTCAAAGAGAGCCTCAACCGTCTGCGCGGCCTCCATGTCAATCAGGCCCTTCTCCAGCCACTCCTCCGCTTCTGCACTGCTGTTGTCCTCGGGGTTGTCGTGCATGGTGGCCACCACTGATGTGGGCTCACCGTCAGGAACCGCCCACTCCGGCAATGGTGGCGGCGTCCAGGACACCCGCATCTTCTTGTTGCTCTGCTTGTCCTTGATGAAGTGCTTGAAGATTCCCGCGTCGTCGTCAAACACCTCCGCGAACGTTACGGGGAGTTTGTACAGGTAGCGGCCGATGCCCCACTGGACAGCGGCCCGCTTCATCGCGGAGGACAGCCCGCCCTTGACTTCCTCAATGTGCGTGTTGTCCGCGCCGTCCCATTTCGTGATCCACCCGTTGCCCTTAGTGCGGATGGAAAGCCCGCAGACCACGCCGCCGGACGGCCCCGGCTTGTAGAGGTTCTTCCAGTTGTCAATGCCTACCACGTCGTCAAGCCGGTCCATAATTGCCCGGTTGGTGATGTAGGCCACCACCATCACCCACGGTCTGCCCCCGCCCGCGATCCCGTCGCGCTGGACGCGCCATTCCAGGTCTTGCACCGGAAACGGCTCTTTGAGCTTCGCAAGGTCACTCATGCCGACTCCTCCAGTGCCCTCTCTCGGGCAAGGTCCATGGGGTCACCGTAGCGGGTGCCCCTGTACTCGGCGGTCCACCTGGAAATCTCCGCGTCGATGATTTCCATGACATCGCGTTTGTTAAGAAACACCTCCAGAAAGTCGGCGTCGTCATTTTCCGGCGTCGCCTTCTTGTGTTCCCAGTAATAGGGGTCATCACTGTTCCACCCAAACGTCACGTCAATAGTGAGTGTCTCGGTGAGCTTCACCGGGATTGTGTGCTCCATCAGTTCACCTCCAAACTGTTATTTGTCTCAGGCAACGCCCGAGGATTGCCACCAAAGCCTAAGTTCTTAGGGTCTACGCGACGCGAGCGCACCAAGTCGGCTACCGGACCCTTAGCGGGGTACTTCGTCATGTAGGCAACGATGGCGTCTCTCGCGTATTCGCTCCTTGTCTTGCAGCGATACGCTGCTTCGCGGTCCAATTGCTCAAACACGTCTGCCGGGAAACTCACCTTGACCGTCCTCATTCCGCACACCTCTCGCACCGCAGCATCCCCCGGTAACCGCCGTCAATCAGACGGTTGGTCGCCGTGAGTCGTTCGCCACACCGGGGGCACAGATGGGGTGCCGCCGCGAGCCTTGCCCACTGTCGCCCGCGCCGCACCAAGATGGCGGTCAGGGTTGTCGTGTCGGGAGTCTGCGCGGCAATGTCGGTCATCATTCGCCACCGGTTGCGGAACTGGTGCGTATCGATTTCTGCCGCCGTGAGTCGTGGCTCAGTTGCGATCATGGGAAACCTCCTTGAGAATTGCTCTCTTGCTATAGCGGTATGTGCGCTCGCCGCGGGTCTTGTATTCGGGCGATGTGCCACGTTGCCGACGCCGTGCAAGTGCCGTCTGTGAAATGCCCATCAGTGCCGCCGCCTCGTCAGGTGGTAGCCACTCGTCTTCCGGTTCCCCGGCAAGGCGGGTGGTCAAGTCCTCGGCGGTCATGCCAAGGATCTCAGCGGCGCACACAACACGGGCAGGGTAGGGTGCGGTCACGACGCCTCCCCAAACGGCAACCCCATCTGCTTCCGCACGATGCGGTCAAGCACCGTGCCCCTGTACGGGTCTCGCGGTGCCGGCTCGCCCATCTCTACCCACCGCGCATAGTTGGTGTAGGTGGGCGTCCACTCCATTGCCCGGCACCATGCGTGATACCGTCGCTCTCGCGGGGTATCGTAGCTCATGCCGCGTCCTGCGGGCCGTTGTCGCGGTCCCTCTCTTCCAGCCGTCGCGCAAGCTCAAGCATCGCCACAATCTGTCCGTTGATTGTCCGGTGCATCCGCTTGGCCTCTTCTCTGATCCACACGTTCATGCCATGCTCCACGGCGATATTGAATCGCTCTGCCATCGTTCCCCTCCCGGACACCATGTTGGTGTATCTATAGGTAGTATACACCAGCATAATGTTTTGACAAGCGAAATTGCACATTTTCTTGCAGTTTTTCGTGGGCGCGTGTATGTTTAATTCGTGGGTGAGAAGAAGCGGCAACAGTCCATATCTATGCCGGACAACCTCAAGGAATGGGTTGAATCTCTTGCGGTACAGGACAACATTTCTACATCAGCAGAAATCAACCGCTTGCTCTCAATTGCGAGACGGCACATTGAAGGCGAAAGAGACCGCAGAGACAATCTCGCGGCGCTCGAAGAACTGGTGAAAGCGTGTCTGGAAAAGCTGGACCCCGGCAACCAGAACAGTGCCGGGCGGGGCGCCAGTGAGGCAGCAAACTGACGCCCCGCAACATCCGGGCTGCGCGGGGTGCCCTATCCTCGATATCCGCAGGTATACCAATTGGTGATAACTTCTACCATGGAGGACACGATGAAACGAGTGGCAATTGTGTTGTTGGTGTTGTTGGTGTTGTCGGGATGTTGGGCACCGTTTGGCGATGTGGTGCCGGACTACGAGTATGAAATTGCTTACCACATTTCCGGGACCGCACCGAGCGTCAGCCTGACCTACTACAACAGCAGTGGGAGTATTGAGCAGCACACCGGGATCGCGCTGCCAGCGTCAATCAGCTATCCAAGCTATGGGTATTGGTACGCCTCGATCCTGGCGCAGAACGAATGGGCCAGTGGCAGTGTCACAGTTGAGATATACCACAGGGACACCCTTGTTCAGACGTCCACGAGTTCGGGGGCCTATGTCATCGCCATGACGGATTATTCCCTGTGAAATTGGTGCGGCAAAACCTCGGGCAAAACCCCGGGCCGTTATGCCAGATGGACGTACCGGGCGACCTCGGAACGTGCCGTCACAGGTACAAAATCGGGAAACGCGGTGCGATGCGGTACGTGGGGGCGCGGTTCGAATCCCCCGCCGCTCATATGAGACGTGCTTGTGGGGTAACAACTTACAGCGCCGGTGTCCGGTGCCTCGGGCAAAAGGGGTAGGCAATACCTTGGGCAGACCGCGAGAACCGTTCACGTTGTACCTCGGCCCCGGGAAGAAACACCGGCGGTGGTACTACCAGACCTACGACGCATGGGGCCGCAGAACGCCGGCCAAATCCACGGGGCTGGAGAACAAGGCAGACGCATACGCATGGTGCATGGACCGGCACAACCGGGGTGTCCTGGGCAACCCGCCGGATGACCCGACACTGCGCGAGTGGGTGGAGTCCCGCCACTGGTGGGACTGGGCCCGGTGCGAATACGTCAAGGGCAAGCTCCTGCGGTCGGAGGCGGGAAAGCCCGCTATCACCCGCGCATACGCTGACCGGTCAAAGACAAAGGTTGACACGCACATCCTGCCGTACCTCGGCACCGTGCGGCTGTCCAAGCTCACACCGCAGATACTGGAGCGCTGGATGTTTGACCTTCTCGCAACCGGGCTTGCACCAAAGACGGTGAACAACATCGCCGCGGTCCTACGCACGATGGTGCGGGAAGCGTGGCGCCTGGAGATGATAGAGCGCAACCCGTGGGATCGTGTCCGGCCACTGGCCAACAACAGCAAACCCCGCGGCATCCTCACCGTGGCAGAGGCCCGCCTGGTTCTGGACCCGGTGACCGCCGGCAAGGTCTGGGAGGATCACGTTTTCTATGTGGCAAACCTTCTCGCCGCCTTCACCGGGTTGCGGCAGGGTGAGGTATTGGCGATGGACAAGGACCACGTATTTGATGACCACCTGTCCATTGAGTATTCGTGGGATAGGCAGTATGGCAGGAAGACCACCAAGACCAAAGAAAGCAGGGTAGTCCCGTTGCCCCCGATGGTGGCCGCGCAGATGGCGCCACTCATGGACCACAACGGCTTTGTGTTCAGCAAGGTCCACGGGCTGCACCCGGTGCGCAGGGATGACGTGACGCAAGCGTTGTACGATGCTCTGGATGCTGTGGAGATTCACGACTACAAAACCCGCCGGATTGCGTACCACTCATGGCGGCACTTTGCGAACACCTACTTCCGCAGTCAGTCAGTACCGGACGCCAAGGTGATGCACGTCACCGGGCACAAGACGATGGAGATGGTGGACCGGTACACGCACTTCCGCGCCGAGGACTTCACGGAGGTTATCGCGGCACAAAATCGCCTCCTGTAGGGCCGAAAAAAAACTTCAAAAACTTTCGTTTTCTTGTTGACAAACCTTAGCGCGTGCGCTACTATTATAAGCATGGAGGACGTTATGAAGTATGCAGGCTATCATGTTGATGGGAGCAAGGCGGCAGAGTTTGAGGCAGCGGCGCGGGCACACTTTGATGACGCTGAGTTTGTCAAGGATTTGCAGGAAGCGATGATCAACCTCGACCGCGAGACGATGAGTTTTGACATTGCCGTCGTCGATGCGCACCCCACGACTATCGCCCTTGCCAAGCAGTTTGGCACCGGCATCAACAGCTACGCATAAGGAAGCGGAAGATGGTTGATATCACCAAAGGCACGATCCTGATTCACAGCGGAGAAGGCGCTGTTGGCTCTTATGAACACTACCACGGCGCCAGAACCGGGCGGGCACTCAAATCCCGGTTGACTTCCGAGCAGGCGCACGGAGACAGGTGGGCGCGGGCATTGATACATGACCATGACTCGGTGTACTCGGTGCTATCCGACGATCTCACTGAGGTTGTTGACCAGCGTGAGGTTCACCCGGCGCATATCATTGACATAGGATTCTCGACCGCTCAGGCAATGGCCGAACTGGGCGCCGCATACAGCACCATCACCCTCCACGCCCGCAATCTCGGCATTGCCAAGCGCGGACGGGACTACCTGTTTACCGCAGCCGATATTGCCCGGTTGCGCGAATCGCTCGCGACGTCACGCCCCGGGCGCCCGCCGTCAAAGTAGCAGACTCAGAACGAACCCGACCACGAACCCAACGACCCCGCCGGCGAGCCATCCCGTGATGACCCGCCTACGGGCTGTCCGTTGATACGCTTGAAAGCTCTCTGACAATCCCGTCAACGTCTCTTCGGATCGCCTCAATAAGACTGTCAACCTCGCCAATTCCAGTTGAGAGAAACGCAAGTTGCGTTGCGAGATCTGAAGCAATTGCCTGACTTCGGACAACTCCGTCTGTAGCTGCCTGGAGAGATTCACGGCTTCGCTCAAGGCTATCTTCTGCGCTTTCCAGGCTTCCTCTAACTTCCGCAAGTTGTCCTTCAAGCTGGTCAATCTGTCGCTGATGGTCGGCGGCATCTGCGTCTCTTGCGCCACAGACACCGACGAGCAGACCACCAGCAAACAGAAGGATAGCAACAAGCACAAGCAAACCGATCTTCTTGGCTTCATCTCTCATGCCTTCCTCTCAGCTACCCCCGCAACAATCGACGCCGCACCGGTAATGACAATCCACTTGGAGTAGTCCACCATCATCGCGTTGCCAATGATGGACCCAATCACACCAAGGGCCACCGAAATACCCATAAGGATAACCCCGGCAACCCGCTTTGAAGACAGGTTGCCGTTTACGTCTTTGAATAGAGTCATGATGCCGACTTCTTGATCAGGCGCAGATTCACAAACGGAGGGTGCGTGTCGGCAGAATCCAACGATCCGGTAAACGCGGGAGAATGTTCGTTGTCATTTCCGGCGTAACTCTGCTTGCCGCCAGCGTACAACCCGTCATCCCCGGACTTCACATTCCACACAGCACCACCGAAATACGAGTCGCACTTTGCAGACAGGGGGTGGGTATGTTCCCATGACCCGGTGATCGCGTATGGTTCGTCTGTCATGAAGATGGAGAAATCTGCCCCGGCTACTTCGGCCCATCCGGTCGGAATAGTTGATCCTTTGAACAGTACAATGGTATTTTCTGGAATGTCTGCCCACATTATGTTGCCGGCCACCCTGTATGGTTTAAGTCCAATGCTCTTCCCGCCAAGCTCTGCATTCCCACTTTCTACACAGAACTTGTGGTAATGCTCTTCGGGGTACTCGGTCCCGGTGTACACGGAGCAATCGTCGATGTCATCGTTCTTGTGTGTCCCAGAAACTATCTCCTGAGAGTTCCCGTGGTTATGATTGATTGCGTTTCCAGACACCGCCCCAACGTCATCTGCCGACCCGGAAATGGCGAGATACTTGCCATACAGTTCGGTTGCTGCCACAAGCGCGGCAGTTTGGTATGGTGGATCACCCTGCCAAAGTCTCAGTGTTGTTTGGTCGGTAAATACAATCGTCCCGTACTTGAGGAACCCACATATAATTGTGGCGTCACTTCCTTCGCGGGCGTACAGAACGTAACTGTCCATGATGTTGGACGCGCTTGCCGGAATAGACCATGCCCCGCCACTTCCTGAATGCCCGTGCGAACTGGACCCATTCGCTTTCTCGGGAGATGACCCAAAACTGCGGTCTTTCAACTCTCGGTCACCACTGCTGTTTTGCCATGTGATTATACCACTTCCCGCGTGTGCATGGGTGGCACTGCCGCCCTTTGTTCCCGGCGTCTCGTTGGGGTCGATCACCGGCACCCTGAATGATTCCCCATCCAGCACGTCCCAATCTGCCGTGGGATCTACCCCCGGCCCAACAGCCCCATCGAAAAGCTGAACCACATTAATCGCTACTCCTGCCATAGTCTCCTCCCGCGCTATGCGCTTATTTTTCCCAACTGCCAAACGTTTACCTTGTCCCGTGGTGGGGCAGGGAACCATTCGCGTTGGATTTTCCTGACTTGTTCGCCATCCCACTCAATCGTGAGAATGGTGAACCCTGCATCATGGCTTTTGCGTGTGCGGCGCATCCATGCGCTTTGGTAACTGCACGCTCCAGCCGCTACTATCTGACACCCTCGGTCCTCCCACTCACCGGCCTTGTGGTCGTGACCCAGGATGATGACGTGGGGCAAGTCGTCCTCACTCAGGGACCGCACCACCTGTTGCCCACGGTAACTCTTGGCGTACGTGCTGCCGTCCTCACCGTGCCACAACCTGATGCACAGGTCGCCAAAGTACAGGTCTGCCTCATCACTGCCGCAATACGTGGCGTTCGGGATCTGGGCCGCGATGTCCTGGACAATGAGCGCACCCACCGCCTTGATGTACCAGCGGTCATGATTGCCGTCTATCAGGTGCATGGGCGAAAGATCCCACTGCGCCAGGTCATTGACCATCAGGGCCTGTTGTGCGGCATACCCAATGCCGTATGGCACAAGGTCGTAAATATGCCCCTGCCGGGAACTCATGCCCTCGGACACGTCGCCCGCGTGTACCACATGGTCAACCTCTGCCTTGGCGAACTCATCAAAGGCTTGAAACAACAGGGCTTGCTCATATCCTTTGCTCCCGCCGTGGGTGTCAGACAGCACACCCAACTTGAGCGTCTGACACTCTGACAACTCAAACGACCGCCGGGTGACGTTCGCGCCGGACTTACTCTGCATCAGCGCCCGCAGTTCCGCGTCACTGAATTGCTCGCCTATCTTCTTCAGTGTGGAAAGGCGGTCAAACTGCCCAACCACATCAAAGGCTTTCTCAACATGAGACTTGTACCGTCGCTTGTACCGACTCAGGCTTTCGCTTGAGATGGCAAACACCTCGCACGTGTCCCGGTCGCCACGGTCAAGTGCAAACTCTACGATCTCTTTTACACGTTCATCTGTGGCAAATCCTGGCATCAAACCTCCTCGTGTGAAAGTCTCCCAGAGTCAATACTTTCAACATCAGTCTTCCATCACAAACTTGATGCGCGTCTTTGCCTCGTAGGCTCCAGCTAACATGGAGATGTTAGCGGTATAGGCGCCCACCATCGTGCCGGCGGAACTCTGCCAGACGTAGCTCCACACGCCGGACCCCTCATCGGTCATGGCAGTTGAACCAAGCACCTCCGTGCCATTGGGATCTGAAATCACGATTGTGGCGGAGCTCGTGGACCCGCCGCCGGAGACCGAAACCGTGTCCTCAATTCGTACCGTTGTTCCGAGAATCATACTGAGTCCTCCACTAAGAGTGTGTGATTGACGTGTTCACTTGCCGCTGGGTAGTGCGTAACGTGTTCAGATACCGAGACAGAGGTAATCTTGATCATATCCACCGATACCGGTGGAGAGGCAACACCGATGTCATAACTGACACCGCGTATATGAATGTCTGGCGCATTGTATCCAAGCCGTGTACGCACTTACTCCTCCGTCTTGATATTCACCCAGGTGTCATCACATGATGTTGCGCTGAATCGCCACACGATGAAATCTCCGTTGGTGTCTGCCGCGTCCGCATCAAACTGGTAGAGTCCGTCAGACACTTCCGTAATCGTCCCGTCCACCGCTTCAAACGCCCCACCGTCAATAGACCGTTCTCCGGTCACTGTTTTGCCAGTCGCGACTGTGACGTGATCGCTGGAAAGAACCATCACCACCGGGAAGTTGTTCAACGCCGCGTTTTTCTTCACGCCTGCGGCATCAACCGGGAGGGTGTCTGTTCCTGCGACCATAGAATCATAGACACTTTGCGGGATAACCATGAACTCATGCCACACCGACAACGCCGTTGCCACATGAACGGCCACAAGCAAACGCCCCACCGTGTTGGTGTCTGTGGTATTGATGGCGCAATTGTAGAATCCGAGTTCGTCGTGTGTGCATGAATCGCCGTCACTCTTCTGCGCGAAATTGCCACCGTTCTTTGAGAGCCTGACATCTGCCTGGGAGATTGTGAGCGAGTCCATCTCCGTGTCCCCATCATCAACATCCAGGAATGGCCCTATCTTCAACGTTACTGCTGTACTCTGTCGCAAATACTGCATTTCAGTTTCTCCTTAACCTATGAAGGCAACAGACAACTGGGACAATGGAACCCGCTACAGTGATGTCTGCCTCAAGAGCATCCAAGAAGTTGGCCCCAGAAACAGCGTTGTTTTCGGCTGGGGTGATTTGGTCCCCAGGAGCATAGTTCGCTCCAACCCCACCAGATGTTGAAATGGCTATTCTTTGGTCAAAATAGACTCCGAGCCACCACCCTGCTGTAACGTCAAAAGCCGTAAAATCCCCTGGCGATGAAAACTCATGTACCTTTTCTCCGGTACCTACAGACACCTCTATGACACTCGTCTCCCGCGTCATCTGCGTCCCTGAAGCAGAGAAAAACGCCATCCTTGCTGTTGACGGTGACGTGCAGTTGCCGTAGAACGCAAATCGAGTACATTGCCCACTTATACTCGCAGTAGCGGCAGACCAGAATGTGTACTTTGAAATTGAGGTGGATCGATTGCTTGCTCCCTGGCCAGCTTCGTTTGCCACTGCCTACTCCAGCATTCCGTTGACTTTCGCCAGCGACACCTGGTACTGCGCCGTCAACTTTCCAAGCTCGTCTTTGCACAGCGACTCAAATGCCCCGGTGGGTGCGTATGCTCCCACCTCAGCAATCAAAGTTGCGTACCGTGCAGGGTACTCGTTGTAGTCCGCGGCGATTGCCTCAAGCTCGGCAATCACTTCTGCAATACGCGCCTCGTTCGCGCTGATGCCATCAGAAATATCGTCCAGCCCTTTCTTCACTTCACTTGTTGCCATTGTCATCTCCTTGGTTCACCTATCTCTTTGACTCGGTCATCTGTAGCAAATGAAGTTGCCATCAGACCTCCCAGTCTTTCCAACTTGGTACGTTCACCCACACCCGTTGCCGCAGTCCAAACGCCTGATGCACCTCATCTCCGAGCCACTGCGCGTCGTCAGGGTCAAGGATGTTGATGCACCCAAGGGTGGTGCGACTCGGCACCATGCCGCTTCCGGGATTCCATCGGGCATGGTGGATGCCATAGCCCCGCCCCTTGACGTACCGCATCAGGGGCTTGTCGTAATGTCCTTTCTCGTCCACCTCCCATACACGCAGCATCTGCCACGCGGCAGTGTCGATAAACACTGGCCAGTATTCGCTGTCCTTACCCATCTCAACCGAGCGGGTGATTTCCCACATCCCCGGCGGGAACTGTCGCGGGTAGTAGGCAAGCCCGTGGGGCGTGGTCTGCCCCATGGTCCTGACTACCTGGTTGGCTTTGCGTTCGCCGTTCTGCTCGTTGCGGACCTCACAGGTTGCCGGGATCTCCCGCCCGAATGCGAGGAGTCGCTTGCCCGTGAACTGGATCTCGATGTTCATCCACCGCCCCCAAACAGTCGAGACCCGGCCCACAGAAGGGTGACACCGCTGGCCACGCTCGCGAGTACCTTCCAAAGCCAACTCCACACCGCCTTGAATCCACGTTCCTGGCGGGAAATCCACTTGTCGTGAATCCGTATCTTGTCATGGGCTGCGTGAATGTCCTGCGTGTTCTGATCGGTCTTTGCGCAGACCTTTGCTATTTCCTCATCGTGGCGCTTTTCCATAGCCTTCAGGTCGAGTTTGATATCTCCAACGTCGTCCTTGATTTCGCGGAGCATCCCGCCTTGGCCCCCTCTGCCCAGAAGCATGCCGCTCAACTCACTCAGGTCGTGACACACGTCGTTGAGTGTTACGATGTCCAGTTTCTCTCTGTCTGTCCCAGCCATAAGGTCTGCCTCCGCTTCTTCTCTTGTAATGACCCGCGTCGCCCGCGGCGGGTCTCGCACCTCGGCTATCGCCATCTCCTGTAGTTTCAGCCGACGGCGCTCTATTTCGTCCATCAGATCTGCCCATCCTCATGGCGCCCGGCAAACATCACGCATCCGCCGCCGTGATTGCATAGGTGGCAAGTATGGTGTCGCCTGACGTTACGCTTTTGTTTCCACCATCTGCCGCGGCAACCGCGAGAAGCGTCCCGGACGTGCCGGATGAAGCGGAACAGAGGAACGCGCCCCCGATGGTGGCAGACCCGTTGATTGAGAATGTCGCCTTGCTTGCCGAGTTGGAGACGGTCTGGTCAGACCTCACGCCGCTGTATGCCTGGCGCGCGCCCTCGCTGTACTCGTCGGCCTCCGTCCACCCGCCATGCGAGGCAAGCGTGTCGCCGGACGCAGGTGTTGGGGATCCGTCTGTCAGTCCAATGTACCAATCGGTGATTTGGCTGCTGCCTATCAGTACCGTGTCAAGGACGTGGGTCAGCCCCTCGTTGACAACAAGATTGGATGCGGTCATCGTCCACTTGTGGTCGCCGTCTTTCCCGATACACCAGAGGGTAAACACGCCACCCAGTCGCATCTTGCTATCTGTCATTGTTCCATTCCTCCATTTAGTCCTTCTCCCAGAACACCAATTTGCGCGTTTTCGGCAACGACGATGTGGAGCATGTGTGGCCGTGAGCAGCGATTGAGTGTTGGGTGCCGTATTCAATCCTGCGCCGCTCACTTCCACTCTCGTATTCATATTGCGTGTTTGTCACCGTGGAACTGGTATTGGATGCAGCGGCGTTGGAAACCTGAATGGTCGCGTTTCCGGCGTGGTTTGCTTCGTTGCTCGCATCGTCCTCGATCTTCAACAAGTACCCGGACGCCGCCTTGCTCCATCCGTGAGACGATAGACTGGATGCGCCCTTTCCAATCAACATCGTTCCAGATGGGAAACTGTTGATGTCGTAGATTGGCGAAGTCACGTTGTAAACCCTGTACACACGGTACGGTGGGTCCACCGTCAAGGCGTGCGAGTGCGTGAACTTGTGATAGTGACCATAGAAGTAAGCGCTGCGCTTGTAACTGTCTTGTCTTGGGTTGGTGCCCCTGTCGTTGCCGGTGTTGTTTTCCGTGGAGATGGACGTGGACAAGTGTCCAGACGCCGTTTCTCCCGCTTCCGCAGCGGAATTGCAGACCAACACATACTTACCGTCATAGTCTTCGTTCAATGACAGGCAATCGTGAGTGATAGCTTCTCGGGCAAAGACAAGTGCGCCGGTCGGGAAATATCCGGCGGATTCGTAGCATGCGATCTTGACGTAGGGCGGATAGATGTCCATAGACTTTGAGTGGCCATGGCTCGCGTCGTGGTCATGCGAATATTCGTTGACACACCAGCCGTAAGAAGAAAATGTCCGGTAATCTACGACATTCGTGTGCGCCACCGCGCCGGTTGACAGGCTGGTTGACGCAAGCGTTACTGTTGGTGTTGATTCGCCTGTACCTTGAGCATCGGGTGAGGTGTCTTCGCTGTATGCAAAGCAATCGCTGTTGCCGCCGTTGGTGTAGATAGTGGCGCTGGACCCGGCGGTAATCCCCGGCGGCACCATGGACGAGTCCATACAGACAAAGACGTCTGACGGTATTCTAAGCTCCGTCTCTGATTCATCGCCCAGCGAAACCGTGTCAGATGCGTCGATCGCATAGCCCACACTCGCGCCAACCGTGTCATCCAACCCCACCGTATCGGATGCGGTGATCGATAGTGCCAATGCTGGGTCTGCCGAATCACCGACTCCAAGCACGTCGCTGATTGCGATGTCTGTGAATCCAGCCATGTGCCGAATGCCGAGGTTCATCAGAGATGTGTCCATGACACGTTCAACGCTGATGACTTCCGCCTTCAGGTCGCCAATCATTGGTTGGTTGCCACGCTGAATCGTAATCTTAATTTGGTCGCCCAATTGGATAGCGCGATTCTCAATGGGCACCGTGATGACCTCGGTCCCGTGTACATCCTCGGTGTAGTCAAGCACCCTTTTGGCAAACGCGATGGCCGCAGCCTCATCCACGAGCAGGGTGTCAAAGGTTTTCTGGCTGTACGTTTTGTACTGCGCAAACACATCGGCTTCACGGCTGGCGTCGGTGTAGTAGGTATAGGTGCCGTCGCCCCAGTTCTTTGCATATCCAACCCGGACTGAAGACGCCACCTCGGACGAATCATACGCAATGGAATGCTTGCTCATGATGTCGCCGGCCAGAATTGTCGCCTGAATTGGGTCGCTTGCGTCCACCACCTTGAACGTGAACAGATTATCCGCGTTCACCCGAAACACACCGAAGACGCTGCCGCAGATATCGGCAATCACGTCGATGACCGGGGCGGGTTCCTGCATGTCAATCGTAATGTTGGCAACCAGGGCCTTCGCGGCCGCCCACTCGGTCATGTCGTAAAACGTGGAGTCATAGGTGTAGCCGTAGGCCTGGGTAATGATTTCCTCAATGGCTGTCAGGGCATTGGTGTCCGTGCAGGAATAGGTGATGGGCCTGGTCAACTGTCGGCGCTTGTCACTCACCGATATGGTGACTTGCTCTTCTCCAACCGTGATGCTCTGCATGAACCCGGTGAACACCCGGAGATATTCAGAGTAGTCCACGTCCTCAAATCCAACGAACACACGCACGTCGTTGCCGTAGATGTCCACATCGGTTCCGAAGGTGTCAAACTCCCCGTCCCCGTTGGCAAGTTGTACACTGATGGCGGGGAAACTCAGACGGCCGTAGAACAACGGATCCCGCGATTCCTCGATGCTTGGTGTGTTTAGCAGTCGCCCTTCCACCGGAACCGGGCCGTTGGCGGGTGTAAACCGGCGGTGGGAGTATGAGTAGATTTGTCCGACAATGATGGTGTGCAATGACGGCTCATCAAAATCTGGGCACGTCACCCACAGCCGCCGGATATCGCCCTCGTAGTACCATGCGCCGGGGGTGTCTGCAAGGTCGGCAACGGAAACGCCCTCGGTCGCCGGAACACCGTCGATCTTCAGCGATCCGATTGGCCGCGTGTCTTGCGCCGCGAAGCCATCCAGCAGCGACGCATCAACCCACGGATAGGTATTGCGGAAGTCAACACACCAGATGCCTGCGCCGTTATTGACCCATTGCTCATTGGGGATGCCAATGTCCAGTTCCACAACGATACGGTGCTTTGAGGTACTGCGCTGTAGCGCGGTGGAAAGGTTCAAGTTTAGCCCCCCCGCCGAATGCCAAGTTTCATCAGGGGCACGTCCATGACACGTTCAACACTGATGACCTCTGCCTTCAGATCGCCAATCATGGATTGGTTGCCGCGCTGAATCGTCACATTGATTTGGTCGCCCAACTGGACACCGTGGTTTTCCAGGGGCACCGTGATGACCTCGGTCCCGTGTACATCCTCGGTGTAGTCAAGCACCTTTTCCGCAAACGCAATGGCCGCGGCCTCGTCCACGAGCAGGGTGTCAAAGGTCTTTTCGTTGTAGGTCTTGTATTGGGCAAACACCGCAGCCTCACGGCTGGTGTCGGTGTAGTAGGTATAGGTGCCATCGCCCCAGTTCTTTGCATATCCAACCCGAACGGAAGAAACAACCTCCGATGGGTCGTAGGAGATGGAGTGTTTGTTTACGATGTCGCCGGCCAGAATTGTTGCCTGCGCCGCCTCGCTTGCGTCCACTACCTTGAAGGTGAACAGGTTGTCCGCGTTTACCCGGAACAACCCAAACACGCTACCGCAGATGTCCGCTATCACATCGATGACCGGAGCCGGTTCCTGCATGTCAATGGTGACGTTGGCAACCAGGGCCTTCGCTGTTGCCCACTCGGTCGTGTCGTAGAACGTGGAGTCGTAGGTATACCCGTAGGCTTGTGTGATGATTTCCTCAATGGCAGTCAGGGCGTTGGTGTCGGTGCAGGAGTAGGTGATTGGGGCGGTCAGTTGCCGCCGCTTGTCGCTCACCGATATGGTGGCCGCCTCTTCTCCCACGGTGATTGACTGCATAAATCCGGTGAACACCCGCAACCACTCGGTATAGTCCACGTCCTCAAACCCGACAAACACCCGGCAGTCGTTGCCGTAGATGTCCACGTCCCGCCCGAATAGGTCAAACTCCCCGTCTCCGTTGGCAAGTTGCACGCTGATTGCCGGGAAGCTTAGTCGGCCATAGAACAACGGATCCCGCGATTCCTTGATTCCAGGGATGTTCATCAACCGGCCTTCTACCGGGACCGGGCCGTTGGTAGGAATGAAGGCGTGGTGTGAGTAGGCGTAGATTTGCCCAATGCTGATGCTGTGCAATGAGGGTTCGTCGAAGTCGGGGCAGGTAATGTACAATGTCCCGGTCGTGCCGTCGTAATACCACGCGCTCGGCGTGTCGGACAGGTCGGCGGTGGACGTTCCCTCCGTCAATGGCACACCGTCACACTTTGCGCTTCCGATGGGCCGGAATCCCTGCGCGGTGAACCCCTCCTCAAGCAGGGATGTATCTACCCACGAATAGATGTTGTTCGTGTTCACACACCAAAGACCGGCCCCGTTGTTCACCCACTGCTCATTGGGAATGCCGATGTCCAGTTCCACCACGATACGGTGCTTTGAGGTATTGCGCTGTATCGCAGTGGAAATGGTCATAACTCAAACCAGACAGTTACCCACCCGCGGTTTGCTACGGTTCCCGCCGTGGCATCGTATGATGAACTGTCAAACATTCCGCCACCATATCGGGACAGGTTTATGACGCCTCCGTCAGCGTCAATCATCCAACTACCTTCTTCACCTCCAGAACCGTCACCGCCCCGGACGTCGTATGTCAGGGGTCTCGAATCAGAAGCCGCACTATCAGGAAAAATGATTACCGAAACTGAACGAACGTTTTCTCTCGTGATTCCTGGAACGGGAACTTCTTTGTTTGCGTCCGTATCCATGTCCCATTCGCCGATTTGGCACTTCACGCAACACAGTTCCCCGTGTCTTGTTGGCAGAAAAAAGGCACTCTCATACGATGTCGCGCCGGACTTGTAGACCCCGCCCACGTACCGTGTCAACGACGCCGCCGATGCATACCACCCCTGCTTGGAATCTGACCAAGCCGGGGCCGTGTCCGTATACTCTGCCGTGATGGTCTGGCTACCCGCGCTTCCGGCAGGTATCACCGTGATGTACGCAACACCACCCGTGGTCACCGCCGTCCAGCTTGAGGCGTTCGGGGTCTCGTCAGACGCGAAGGTAAAGAACCCACCGGCGACCTCCACCTTGCTGCCCGCCGCAATCACCGACTCCGCAGACGTAGTGAAGTTGGTCAGGCTGATTGCCTGGAATCCCAACAGTGAATTGATTATGGTTACCGCAGTCGCTACCTGTGCCCCTGCCATTACAAGTCCTCCCTAAGCGTCATGCTCCACTCAAACTGCATGCGCCGCGTATGCTGAAAATCAATCGCCCCATCTATCGAGCAGTAGCACGGCTCCACGATGGGATAGGTCCGCAGTGAATCGAAGTTGCAGAAGATGACGCTTGCGTGATTGCCCACCGCGTCAAACATGGTCTGCACGGCGGTCAATGCCGTGCCCCCGGTCCTGGGGAATGAAAGGCTGAACTCCCGCCACCCACTGCCCTCGGTGGCGAACTTCTGCCGACCCCGCCCATAGACCACCGTGTCATCGCGGTCCTTGGTGACCGAGAAGGAAACCAGACTTGCCGGGTCAATCGCAAGGTACGTGCCCAACCACAGGCGGCCCGCTTCCACGTACCCGTCAGAATTGCTCCCATCGTCAAGCGTGAATCGCCAATACTGGTAGGTCTCAGCGCTGCCGAGAAACTTGAGAATCGCCCCGGTGCTGTAGGTCATGCTGGTGGTGAACGAAGGCGAGCCCCACGAGTCGGAGGTGTGCGCTTCAACGGTCACCGCTGCGGACCCGGAGAGGTTGTGGCCCAATACCGCCATGGTGTCCACGTCCTGCGCGGAACCCAGGTCAACCACCACCGTCTGTGCCGTGGCAGCAGTTGAGCGCCACCGCTTCGCCAATCGCCCGTTCTGCACGTTCTCAATGGGGTACAACAGGCTTTCGGTCAGTGCGGTTGGTGCGGTCGCTGCGTCTATCAGGTTTTCGTAGGCTATTCTCATACAACCGCCCTCGCGTCTATCAACAGACGCCCGTCCTTTGCGGCATTGCCCGTGAAGTCAAGGAGGGTCTGTCCGTCCAGGTTGACCACCACATGAGTCTGCCCGCCGCCCACGTCGGAGAAGTTCCCCCGCGCACTCATGAGGTCTCCCAGTTGGTCAAGCGGCAGAATCAACTCCGGCTGCCCACCCTCACCGATGAGCGCCTGTGTTGGTCCCGTGACAATGCCGCCCTGTGCCATGGCCGGAAGCGGTTGTGCGGCAATCGCCGCTATCTGGGCGCCACCGGTGATGCCGGCAAGTACCGAAAGCACGACACCGGCAATACCGCCCGGATCCGCAAGAAACCCAATGATTGCCTGTGCGGTATCAATGGTCGCATTGAAGATTCCCAGTGTTTTTTCGCGCCGTGCCTGCTTGCGCTTGATGTCGAGTATCAGGGCGTCTTTCTCTTCCTCGGATGCCGCACTTGCCTCAATATTGGCTATCTCAGCTTCTGCCCGGGCACCGGAGATGCCAATGATTGCATCTGCCATCCGTTGCGTGGCGTCAATGATGCGGTCGGCATAGTTGGTCTCATACCAGTCAGCAAACTTCTCCCACGCCGTTTGCTGGGCCTCTGCGTCTGTGGCAAGTCGGGCCACCGCGTTGCGCACACTGACCACCGCTCCGGTGACGTCTTCTTCCCATTGCGTCCAGGCGGCATTGTCTACTTCAACGGACTGGGTGTTGTCCGAAACCGCGCCGGACAGATTGCGGTAAAGCGCTATTCGCTGGGCTGTGCTTGTCCCGGTGAAGTTGTTTTCTTCTTCCTCCATCAGGGCCATGCCGGCCAGACGCTCGGCGTTCAGGCGTTCCCGCTCGGTCCTTTCTGCGTTTGCCACCCGTGCGCGAACGTTGGCTGCCCCGACAAACGCCCCGGTTGTTCCTTCCTCTTGCTCGCCATACAGCCTCACGGCTTCGGTCAGGCCCTCAATTGCACTGGTTGTCTCTTCTGCCCCGTCGCCAAGGTCATTGAGTCCGGCAAGCAACTCCTCCGCACTCACCGTGGTGTCGTCAAACGCTTCCTGGTTGGCTTCAAGCGCTACCTGTTCCTCGTCCCACGCATCCTCGATTTCCTGTATGGCACTGAGCAAATCAGACAGGCGTTGTCGGTTATTCTCAACCCGTGTACTGGCGTTGTCCCGCATCGTGATGAGGTTGCCCAACTGCGTGAGTTGTGCGCGGTTCAGCGTGGCCCGCCGCTCCATCAGGTCGTTGTACTCTTCCTCTGTCCGGTTGAGGAGGTCCGTGTCCTCTCGCAACTGCCGGGCGGTCTCCACGCGGTCTTCCATGAACCGGGAACGCGCAGCTTCCTGCTCCTCCTTGCTCAGCGTCCGCACCGCGTTGGCGGTGTCGTAGAGGAGTCGTTCGTACTCCCTCTTGCGCCGGATGAGAAGCACAATTCCGGCGGTCAGTGCAGCCACCGCCGTTATCGCCAGCACGATGGCCCCGGCCGGTGGTGCGGCGAGTAAAGCAAGGGCCGCTTTTATGCCCCCGATAATTGCGGGCAACTTACTCAGCATGATAAGCAACGGACCAACAGCCGCCGCCAACCCGGAGACCACAAGGATGGTGCGCCGCGTCCCCGTGTCCATCTCGGCCCACCGCTGCACCATGTCTGTCGCGGCATCAACAATGTTTTTGAGGGATGGCAGCAGGATTTCAGCAAACGACCGCCCGAGAATGGCAACGTTGTCTTTCAGGGTGGAGAACTTGCCGGCAAGGGTCTGTGACGCCCGCTCCATGCCCCCGAAGAACAACCCGCCCTCGGATGTTGCGAGGGTGAACGCCTGCGCGACCTCTTCCGCACTGATTGCGCCCTCGGACATACGGTCCTTGAGTTCCGCCATGGTCTCGCCGGTCTGTTCGCTGATGATTTGCAGGGGATTGAACCCAACGTTGATGAGTTGGAGCAAATCCTGCCCCATGAGACGCCCCGCGCTCTGCACCTGGCCATACACCAGGGCCAACTGACCCAACCGTTGGCTGTCGCCAAGCGAGATGTCGCCAAGTTCTTTCAAAACAGGAAGTACGTTGTCTGCCTCAACCCCGAATGCAAGCAGGGTCTTTGTCCCGTCTGCAAGGTCGGTCATTTGGAACGGGGTCATCGCGGCCATGTCGGTCAACCGCTGAATCATGAGGGCAGCATCTTCAGCACTGCCCAGCATGGTCTCAAATGCCGCGCTTTGGAGTTCCAGGTCTGCCGCAGACTTGATTGCCGCGGCGCCAAGCCCGACTATTGGCAGGGTGATGCCCATGGTGAGGGTTCGGCCGGCACGCGCCATGCCCCGCGCAATGCGTTTGACGTCGCGGTCAAACTGGCTCATCTTCCGGCTTGAACCTTCAACCTTGCGGACGAAATCGGCAGTGTCACCAACTATTTTGACTACAAGGTCACCTAACTGGCCCATTGCCTATTCCTCTATTTCTACGCCGTACTGCTCGCGCAGTTCGTCCCGGCGTTGCCGGATCTCATCGGCCGATGCTCCCACAAGCGAGCCCCCGTCCGACTTTGGCTTGGGGTACTTGAACCGCATCCCCTCGTTCAGGTACATCACGATCTGCCCGAAGCTCATGTGCTCCAGCAAGTACTCTTTCTTCCACCCGTACAGAATCCCCATGATGGCGAACAGGCGGCCGAGTCTTACGGGGTCTCCTCGTCCGCCTGTGGCTTTTTTACCTCCGGGTCCTCCGCTGTTTCCAGACTGTTGAACACGGCCCTGGTCACGTAGTCCATCAGGGCCTTGATTTGAATCACGTCCGTGTTGACAAGCAACCACTCTTTGTTCATGTCTGGGTACTGCGATTGCGTAATGGCCGCACACAGTTCCGCCGCAATCTCAAAGCTCCGCCGCGCCTCTTTCCCGCCGGCCTCAACCTTCTTCAGTTTCTCCGGTGTGTTGGTGAGGTCGTTGAGTTCCTGCTGCATTCCCATGATGTCGATGGCGACCCCGGAGGGGATGAAAGACACGTCAATGTCCTTCCCTCCGAGGCGCACAAACTCTTTTGGCGGCCGCAGTACATCAAGGTCATGTACGATGGGTTCGCTCATGCTCAGACTCCAAGCTCACTTTCGATGAAGAACAACTGGTCTCCGGCTGTCCTGGAGGTGTCCAGTTCCGCGGTCAGGGTGAACGGAATCACCATGGCCGGGTCGGTGTCGTGGTCTGACTTCGGCGTGAACGCGATACCCTGCTCAATCTTCGCCTTGTAGACCACAAGGATGGTCTGCGCCGTCGAACCATCCACCATCGTGGTGTTCTCAAACGCAAATGCCTTGCCGGTCAGGGTGTTAAGCCCGCCCGTGGAGAACGTGTTTGCAGTGCCGGCGCCGCTGATGTACGTGGCGGCCGTGGCCGAGTTCTCCGTGTCCAGGTTGCCGCCCCGGATTGCGTCAAATGTCGGCGGCCAGAACTCAAGAAGTTCAAAGCTCACCGTCAAGGTCTGATTCGCAACCAGTTCCTCCGGCATGTCCGAATTGCCCGCCTGCGTGGTTGTTCGCTCAATGTTCTCCTGAATGCTGGTCAGGTTGCCGAGGCCCAGCACCGTGCCAAGAGAACCACCGGCGAAAACTCCCGCCGATGCGGCCACGCCCAACCGGAACCCGCCCTGAAGCAACGTCCCGGCGTTCGTCAAACTTGTCTGCTGATAATGTCCAAGTGCCATTTTTGCACCCTCCTATCCTACTGTTGATTCGTTATGCACGAACCTCACGTCAACCGGGACGTGATACAGATCCGTGTCCGGCTCGGGAATCATCATCTTCCCCTCAACCGTTCCACATTGAATGTCAAACCCGTCCACCGTGCCCCGGAAGTTGTGGAATAAGACACAGACTTTCCGCGCCAGGTCTTGCACATCCTCCGGCTTTGCTGCACGGCAACTGATTTGATACCGCGGGGCCTCAAGCACCCCGTTATGAAGCGGGATGTACCCCGCCTCGAAGAAATTGATGCACGGTGCGTCACCACCGGGCCGCATGCCATGGAACACCCCGGCAGACCCAACGATGTCGGTGATGTCCGAATCGTGGAGTAACCGGTAACCAATCGCTTGCGAAATGGTGCTTGCACTCACGCCCTTCTCCTACGTGCGGCCGCCCTTGTTCGGCGCCGCTTGTTGATCACTCGCTGTCCCGCACGTCCAGCCTCGGCCAGTACCGCGTTGAAACTGGAATCCATCGCCGGGCGCATGAACGGATGGGCGGGCTTGTCGTATGTCCCATACTCAACCCAGTGCGCCCAATACACGCGCTCGCTTCGCCGTCCGGCGAACACCCACGCGCCGGGCAACGCCGTCTCATAGCTCCCGCCGGCCAGCCCTCGCGCCAGGGTCTCAATCTGGGACCGCTTGCGCCGCCCCATCGCACGGATGGACAGTTTCAATGCCCCGGTGTCCTCTGGAACCAATGCCCTCGCTTTGGTGGCAATGACCTCCGCGCTGCTGAGTAGTGCCTGTTGCACCTCGGTGTACATTTCCTTCGTGATTTGCTCGCCATGCCAGATGCTTGACGTCTCAATCGTTTGGATCATGCTTCCACCAGTTCCTTCAGCATCAGTTCCAGTTCCCGGTTCCGTTCGCTCGGGTTCATCACGCTGACAATCTCAAAGGTCCGGTCTCCAAAAATCACCCGCATGGTCGGCGTTATGCCCGCCGTGTACCGCATGCGCATCCGCAGTGTGACCTCGCTGTTTTCCATGCCGCTTTCGATCCACTCCCGCCCTCTCAGCGGTTCAATGGACGCCCAGCACACCGTTGCGGTGCCCCAGGATGTCGTTATCCCGCCGTACCCGTCATTGGCGTGCGTCGGCTCTTTGATCCAGCACTTGTGCCGCAAGCGACCAGAGTTCATACCGGCCACACCCTGTTTAGGGTCAGCAGAGAATCAGCGCCCACAAACGCATTTTTCACCCAGTCGGGATGCCGGTGTCCGACGTCATCGTTCTCACGGTGTTCGTACATATGCCCGACAACGAGTTTGATGGCCTGCGTGATTTCAGCCGGCACCGATGATGCCGCGCTGCCGTAACCCGCCACATACTCAACCTCCACACCCACTCCCGGGCGCAGAACCGCGCTCGGCCAACTCTCCCCGTACCCCAGCCTCAGCTTCCCCGGCTCCGACGCGGTGTCTGCGTAGTAGTTACCAGCAGTCATCGTGGTTGCCGTTCCGCCCGTGCCGTAGTACTTGACAGATGTCACAGACATCAGCGGTGGCCGCGGAAGCGTTATCCACGCCTCACTCGGGAACCTTTCGAGCGTCAGTTTCCACGTTTGCTCCAGGTAGGCCCGATTTTGGAAAGCCTCGCAGTACCGTCGCGCCGCGGTAAGAAACGCCATGATTGTCGTGTCCTCGTCGTTGCCGGACGTTTCGCTCAAGCGCAGATGGTCTTTGACCTCATCGAGGTCAAGAGGCTCAATGGCTGGTTGCGTCACGATTGTCAGCGCCATGCGTCATCTCCCAGGGGTCAGGGTGGGGAGCCACCGGCCCCCCACCAAATCACCACTATGCGATTGCTGTAGCAGTGATGTCCTCCTGATACCGTCCGCCGGAAAGCACAACCATGGCAGACCCCAACTTGCTCGTGCCGGGGTCGCTGATGTTCAACTGCACGTACTGATACCCGTCACTGAGTTCGTCAGCGTCAAGCTCAATCACCGCAAATGCGGCAGTGCCGGCAGCAATGGTGATGGTGGACGCTGCGGCAAGGGCCGCATCCAGGGTGTCACCGTTGGCGGTCGCTTCCTGCGCAAACCGGAACGTCACCGCGGTGCGGCCGGTCCCACCAAACCCGGTGCATTCACCCAGGGACAGGGTACAACCAGACCCCGCGCCGAAGTTCACCAGGATGGAAGCGTGCCCCCACCCTGCCATCGAAAAAGTGTCCGAGGTCGCCGCAGCGCTCAAAGACTGCGGCGCCAGGAGCTGCACAATGTGGCCTTGTTCGGCCGCTACAAATCCTTTGCTCATTTCATTCCTCCCTTAAGTCCTGGTCGCCACGGTGACGAACGGTGACTGGGTGTTGGTCCCCTTGTAGGGTGTCAGTGCCGAGTGCCACGCGGGCTGTCCGTCCATCCTGATAATGAAGCGGAACACCATCTCATCGGTAAGGAACTGAACGTGCATTGACGCGGCCGCCTGCATCCCGCCCTTCTCAAGAACGAGGTACTGGCTCAGGTCAAAGAAGTTCAGGTCGCCAACGTCGCCAACGGTCGATGCCTGCTCAATGAAGTCCACGTTCTTGCCAAGAATCGTCCCGTGGGGCGAACCCGCAAGCGAGTTGTTCGGAAGCCACAGCGGGCTATCACCGAGAGTCGTGGCCATCAACTGCGGCACACAGTCCACGTTCGTGAACCACTGCGCCCGGTTGAGCGAACCGGGATACATCCTGGCAAACGAAGCAGTGATGTCGGCGGCAACAATGGTGTCGGCGCTGGAAGCACCGGTCACCGGTACCAGACAGTCGGCATTCTGGATGCCAAGCGGCTGGCCTGCGCCGGTTCCCCACATGATCGCGTCGTCAATCTTGAACGAGAACTCTTCCTCAAATCCTGCCCGGATGACGCCCTCAAGAATGGACGAGTCCTGAAGCATTTCGTCGGTGACGTACACCAGGCCGGTCAGCTTCTTCAGGCTCATTTCCACGTTGCGGAACTTCGGGCTGGATGCGGTCAGGGTTGCACCTTCACCTTCCCAGTAGGCCCGGATGCCACCCCAGCGGGAACCGTCTGCACGGCTCGTCTCGTCAATGCCGGGAATCTTGATGCTGTTGGCATTGGAGCTCAGGCGAAGCTTTCGCGTCTTGGGGTACAGCACAGACTGTGCGTGTGCCGCTTCGAGCAACTGGCTAGAGAAATCCTCCTGCACCAGGAACCCGCCAAGTGACGGGGTGGACTCTGCGAGTCCGGTGGACGCCTGCGGCCCCGAGAGTCGGGGGTCAAGGTGCCCGGTGGGCATACCGGCAAGGGTCTCGCCCCACGGCTTCGATGCCGCGGCAACGGCCTGCATGTACTGGCCCAGTCCTGCAAACTTCTGAACCTCTCCGGGTTCATCCATCTTCGGGCGTTCGCCCTGCGGCTTGCGGATTCCCGCGATGGCCTTCTCTGCACGGGAGCCGGCGTCGAGTTCAGCATTGATGCTGTCAACGTCGTCACAAAGGGTGCGCATTTCCGCGGTCTCTTCCGGGGTGCGTTCCTCTTTGTCGTACAGTTCAACCAGGCGAGATTCGACTTCTTCAAGCTGCATCTTCAGATCGTCACGCTTGTTCATTTGTCGTCTCCTCTACGTGTTTTTGATGCTGCGGATATCGCGAGCCTTGCCCGTGTGAGGATTGCGTCCTCCTCCGGGTCCGGGGTCGGTTCCGCTTCCGTCTGCTCTACCTCCGGCTCCGCAGCATCTCGCCGCGCAAATCCGTGCGACGCAATCTGGATGGCCTCGCGCTTGCTGAACCCCATGTCTCTCACACGTGACTCGAACTCGCGGATGTCTTCCGGCTTGTCGCTTGGCGTTTCCGTTCCGGGTATCTCACTCGGAACGTGAGCGTATTTGTATTTTGATAGGTCGTAGCTGGCGGCCATCTCGCCGTAATCGGAGATGCCCGTCGCAAACCCGGCCTCCACCGCTTCGTCAGCGGTGTACCAGGTCTCTTCCGCCATGGCCTCAGAGATTTCCTCGTCGGTCAGGGCGGTGTGTTGCGCATAGATGGCGACCATCTGTTCGTCAATCTTGTCCAACAGGTCCGCGTCCTTGCGGAGGTCGGCGGCGGTGCCCATGGAAACACTCCAGGGCTTGTGAATCATGAAGTAGGAACCCTCACCCATGATGAGTTCGTCGCCGGCCAGTGCAATCACCGAGGCAATGGATGCGGCCATGCCAAGCACCTCAACGGTCACCTTCTGGCGAACCGTGGAGATGACGTTGTAAATGGCAATGCCGTCAAAGACACTCCCGCCCGGGGAGTTGATCATGAGGCGTATTGAGTTCTTGTCCTTGATCTTGTCAAAGTCCTTTTTGAAGTCGGCGAGGGTGACGGAATCGCCAAACCACGACGCACCGATGTCTCCGAAAATCGAGACCTCTGCGGTCTCATCCTTTGCGTTGATGCTGTACCACGACGCTTTCATGTCGCCCTCCCAAAAAAACCCGGCTCGCCCATGTGGGCAGGCCGGGTTGTGCGGTCACTGCGTCGCAGTCAGAGAGTCAGGTTTTCAAAGATCCGTTGCGCGTTCCTCGCGCTACACGTTATACTCGGTGATCCTCACCAGCGCGGTCTCATTGTCGCGCTTCACATCAATTTGAATCTGAATGTTGCCGCTATACATCTTCGCCAACTCCAGGGCCTCGTCCTTCAGGTTCTGCGAGATGCCCCGCTTCACCAGAATTGTCTCCGCCGTCATTATCACTGCGCCACCCTCAACTCGTTTTCGTCTTCCTCAGACACCGATGGCGGGGCGGCCGGTTCTTGCTCGGCGTCTTCGCTACTGGCGTCGCCCATGTTAAGCGGCTTCCAATACAGTTGTCCGGCACGCCCGCCAATCGGATTCATGTTTTCCTTCTCCCGGATTTCGTCCGCGTTGATGGCTCCAATGTTCCGCATCACCGCGTATGCCTCCATCCGGCTCTTGGTGTCGCCGCGCAGCAACCCGTCAAGGTTGAACTCCGCGAATAGCACCTTGCGTTCCTGGGGACGCAGAAGTTTCCACGACATGTGCTGTTCCCAACGGACAGCCCATGGCCGGATTGCGTCAACCACAAACTCTATCTGCTGCTGCTCAATGTTGCTGTACGTAGCCTTGCTCAATTCTTTCAGCTTGTGCGGGGGCAGGTTGAACCACCGCGCCACCTCGCCAATCTGGAACACCTTTGATTCCAGGAATTGCGCGTCCTCAAGCGGCATACCCAACCGCTCAAACTTCATGCCTTCCTCAAGCACAAGGTTGCTGTGAGAGTTGCTGAGTCCCGCCCGCTTCTCCTGGATGTTTTTCACCAGTCGGGCGTGTGCCTCGTCACTGAGTTTCCCCGGATGCATCAACACGGATCCCACGTTCGTGCCCTGCCCGTAGAAACGCGCCTGGAACTCCTCCATCGCGAGGCCGAGGCCTAACGTTTCTCGCGCCTTCGTCAACACGGAGTAGCCCAGGCGCCCATCAAATCCAAGTCCGGGAATGTGCAGCATCCGTTCCGCGGGAACAATACGCGGCTTGCTGGCCTGCTCGTGTATCTCGTAGACAATCTTGTCGTTCTCGTCGCGGCCAACCTTGGTAATCGCCGGGTTCCACGGCCACAACTCTGCGGGCCGCCCGAGTTTGTCGGGGATGATTTCGGCGTATGCGTTGCCGCGCAGCAGGAGGTGCCCCTGCAATGTCTCGCGGAACACGTATGACGTCATCTCAGGATTTGGGTTGTAGTGGAGAAGGTCGTGAAGGGGATGGTCTCTGTACGGTTCCTTGCCGGAACCCACGCGCTTGTAAAGTCCGACCGGCAGACTGGCAATGGACCCAGCGATAATGTTGACCGCGCAGAACACCGCCGAGAAGTTCATAGCGGTATCACCGGACACGTCAACCCCGGCGTATGACGGTTGCCCACCTGTGGCAAGGTCCATCAATGCGTCGAGGTCGCTGATACTGAGACTCATTTTGTAGGCCGCACGGGCGGACTTCAGGCGGTCACGAAGTTTCAACTCCACTCCCTTCCTGGCCGGGTTGTGCGGTACAGGTCAATAGTAGTATATACCCATATCGGCATATCCGCAAGCCCCTATATAGCATCCTGTGCTACAGCCAATCCCACCGGTCATCATGCCGGAAGCGGGGCGGGTCCTTCCCCTCCCTCATGGCCTGTCGCTCCTTGGCTCTCCGTATCCGTCTCCGTATTCGCTTGAACAAGCCGGTTGGTGTATCCCACCGGCGGCCGCACTTCCACGTCTTGCTCATGATTGCCCCTCAAGCCCCACCTCCCACCTTCATAACTCGGGATGTATCCATATCCTTTGCGCCGGTCTTTCTGTCGGTCATCAGGAACCGCCGCACGGATGTCGTAAACAAGCCGGCAGACTCCCTCCCAATCGCCCTTGGACATACCAGCAAAGCCATTAGAATCACACCACATCACCTTCTCGTGTAGCTCAATAACCTTGCCAATCAATTCGCGACTGACTGTAACTCCGCTCATATCGATATCAACCCCCTCTCGTTGTACACGCTTTCCGGGTCGCGCCGCGTGAGCCTGTCCAGTGCCATGATTGACGCCACGATTCCATCTATCCTCTCCGTGCTTTTCCCCTTGTCCGGCTTTACGTTTTCTGCCGGATCCGTGGTGACAACCACGTTGTCCGCCATCCACCGCAGCACCGGGTGGCCACCGTGCCGGATGTCGCCGGCCATGACCCGCTTCAACAGTTCCTTGGTCGGCGGACTCATGCTCCGGTAGCCCTGTCCAAACTCCACCATCGCGAACCCGTCGTCCGTCAGGTTCTGGCTCATCTCCACTGCGCCCCACCGGTCAAATGCCAACTCCCGGATCTCGTATTGCTTGCTCAGTTCGTTGATGTCGTGCCGGATGGTTGCGTAGTCAATCACGTTCCCGGGCGTCGCCTTCAGGAACCCGTCCCGCACCCATTGGTCATAGGGCACCTTGTCCTTCTTCGCCCGCTTTTCAATGTTCTCCTCCGGTACCCAGAAGTAGGGGAGGAAATACGCAAGGTCGTCCTCTCCCTCAAACGCCAGGACAAACGCCGCAATATCAATGCTCGACGCGAGGTCAAGGCCGGCATAGCACGTCTTGCCGTACAGGGTCTTCGGGTCAAACGGATCCCCACACGCATCCCACTTGGCCATCGGCAGGAACCGGCTCTCCTGCTTCACCCACTGGTTCAGCCGCAGGCGCCGGAACGTGTTCTCCTCCAGCGGGTTGTCCCGCGCCCGCCGGCAGGCCGCCGTTATCGTCTTCGGTGTGAGTATCCCGTCACCGTCCTCATACAGTGATGTCATGGACGGGTTGCACTTCTCCCACACCTTCTGGTCTGTCCAGTCGTCGTCGTCCTCCGCGTAGTAGAGGACGGGCAGGAACGTCGGGTCATTAATGATGCCGTCGCGCACCTGGCGTGCGTACTCGTGAACCTCCCAGCAAACAGAATGCCGGTCGAACCCCGCGGTCGTGATGGCGAAGAACACCGGCTGCGTCCGCGCATCTCCAGACCCTTTTGTGAGTACGTCCCACAAATCTCGCGTGGGTTGTGTGTGGAGTTCGTCAAAAATGACACCATGCACGTTGTACCCGTGCTTGCTGTAGGCTTCGGAACTCAGCACCCGATAGAAACTGCTGTTGTTGTGGACGATGCGTTTAGTGGAGTCAACAATCTTGCACCGCGAACTCAACGCCCGGGAATACCGCACCATCTGCGCCGCCACGTTGAACACGATGGATGCCTGGTCACGGTCACTCGCCGCGCTGTAGATTTCCGCCCCAGGCTCCCGGTCGGCAAACAGGAGGTACAACGCGATGCCTGCGGCAAGCTCAGACTTCCCGTTCTTCTTCGGCACCTCGCAGTACACCGTCTGATATTGCCGCGTCCCGTCTTCGTTCACCGTGCCGAATAACTTGGACACCATGTCGTGCTGCCACGGCAGCAGGTAGAACGGCTTGCCCGCCCACCGGCCCTTCGTGTGCTTCAGGTACTTGGGGAAGAAGTTGCACGCATGGTCCGCCTTCGCTTGGTCAAACATCAGTCCAGGTACCCATCGTCGTCGTCGTCACTCTGACCAGCCACCACAATCTTTCCGCGACTGCTGGCGGTCATCCCGAACTCTGCCATCCACCGGAGCATCTGCGTTTCCAACTTGTCGCCCACACGCATGACAGACAGCATTACCTTCGGATCCTCAACGTCACCGTTCATCATCTCCTGAGCGGTCAACCACCGCGCCCATAGCTCCGCCAGTACCCGGAACGCAGGCAGGTCCGCCTCGGTCAACACGCCCAGGTTCGCCAGAATCGGAGCGTACCTCTTCCAGAACACCACCGCCTCGCCGGACATCTCCGCCGCCCAACCCTTCGGCAACGTCCCACTCACGCTCTTTGGCTTCGGTTCGTCCTGGTTGATACGCGCCGGCCGCACGCCCTTGAGCACCTTCAACGCTGTCGGCGCCGGGGTGGGTCCGCGGCTCATGACTTGTCCCTGTTCGCCAATGCCCGCAGTGCAATCACCACCTCGTCAATCCACTGCTGGTCAAAGAACACTTTCCCGCCCCGCGACTCCCGCGAGGCCCCCGCCAACTCGGACGCCAACGCCCGAATCCAGCGTAAATCTGCTTGCTTCATTGTGGTTTCCCCTCCCAGTTAGAAAAAATCACACCTGTACGCACTCATACGAACC